AGTTGCTGCTATATTCTCCTTTGCAGCTTCCTGTGCATTAGTTAAATTATAAAGTGCTTTTTCATATCCATTAACTTGTTTTGAAGTAGTTGCAATAGCATCTCTTAATTCTATTGATTGTCTCTGTAAATCCCGTGCTAATAATTCACCTTTTCCAAATGATTCACCTAAATCATCCCATGTTTTTCTATATGAAGCTATCTCAGATTTTGAACCAGCAATTTTATCCTTCATATCATTTACTGATTTAGTTGCTTCATTATAAACATTTATTACTTCATTTATTACTTTATCAGAATTTGCATATTCTATAATCAAATCTTGTATCTGTTTTTTTAATTCGCTATGTTGACTTCTTAATTGGGTTATTGCATGAACCTGCTTTTCAGTTTCTCCAATAAATTCATTCATTGGATTACTTGTGTCTTTATATGACTTCCCAATCTCATCTATCTGTCTTTTTGCTGTTTCTACTTGTCTAGTGTATAAATCTAAATTATGTTTAGCACCTACATATGCAGCAGACATTGGAGAAACACCATTATTGATGAGTTCCTGCATTCTTTTTTGGGCTTCTGATAAACGACTTTGTGTGTTTTCAAGTGATTTATATAAAACTGCCGCTTGTTCATTAAGTCCTTTTGTTGAATTAGCTATTGAACCAATGTCTTTTATAATAGAATCATGAAAACCAGAAAATACTTTTTCACTTTTATTTATAGATTCATCAAATTGAGAAGTCTGACCAAGTATCTGAACAATCATTTGACCTAAATAAGCACCACTCATTCTATATCTCCATACTTCTCAATCAATTTCTGTTTTAGTTCTGCTGCTTCTTGTTCTCTCTTCTCTTCAACTTCTTTTACAGTAGACAACCCTTGTTCCCTCATTTCATCACGTAAAGCTTTTAACTGTTCATATGACATATTACTTAATTTGCTTTCTGTAGAATCTGGAGTAGGATATTTTGTTTCCATACCCAAATTGTAGTACATAATAATCTGTCCTATGGACATTTCATTCAATAGATATTCCTTTGTTGCCCATGGATATAAAAGAGCCATTCCTATGAAAAGTGGGCCAAGATGGACTTTTCCGTCTCCCCCTTGGCCCCCTTTCAGTTTTTTCCATACTGCTCCACACCTGCATAAGACCTGATGAGTGCTTCTTTAATCAAACTTACAAAGGCGTTTATTTGAGGCATTTCAACATTTTCCCTGAACCACTTCTCACTGAGTTCTGGATTCTTGAAAGAAGCAAAGGTACTGCACAATTTTATGATAATATCCAATGCTTCTTTAGATGATTTCTCATCCTTCAATTTGTTTTCATCATATTCAGATAGTTTCCTTACCAATGAGTCTATTTCCCATGTTATTCCACAAGGAACGAAAGAAACATCTATCTGAACACCACCCAACTTTATTATCTTTTTAGGTGGTTTCAAAATATCCAAATCAACAATGCCTTCAGTTTCCTTATCCATTTACAAAGCACTCCTTTATTACAAGTCTCTTGTTATAGTATACAACTGAGTACCAGCAGAAAGTGAAGTATCCAATTTTGCAGTAATAGCAAATGGCATAACAGCAATCGGGTCTGTATCATTGTCAGATTTGAAAGTAATTTCAGGCCCACCATCCAAAGTAGCTTTGAATACCGTAAGAGTCGTATACTTTGTGGTTCCACTCGCATTGATTCTCTTGTTTGTTATTCTAAATGCTACTGGAGTAAGAATGCTATTACCACCAGCAACAACAGTGCTTACAGAAGAAGTAGCAGTTGCAGAAATAAGACCACAGTTAATAGTAGAAAGAATCGTAGCATTATACTCAATAAGTTCACCAGTAATCTGTGCTACTTCAGTAGAAACACCCTCAATAGGATCAGGTGCATTGCCAGCCTGTACACTATATTTTGTAGGAACATGCTTAAAGCTATTCACAATACCAGCACCAAGGTTAGTCCATGCTGTAGATAAAGCAGTAGTTCCATGTGGTGCTACTTCAATTTTGCAGTTGCCTATAATTAGGTTTGCAACACTCACACTAGAATTTTGATAATTAGGCATATATATCTCCTTATAAAATAATTAACTAACAGTATCTACTGAATAAACCAGTAGAACATCAACTGGAGCATTGAAACAATCAGTTTCAGGAATAATACCAGTATCTCGTACTACAGACATTCGCTCTGCAACAAAAGTTGACGCTATTCCTATACATCCTGTTCCACATGTTCCACCAAACAATTTTGATACTTCATCCGCTAAATCCCTTGCTGTTGCAGCATTAGCTGCCCTACAGTTTACAGAATAAATTGGATGACACAATCCATTACTTCTAGCTCCTCCAGGGAGCTGATAATACGTAATAAAAGGTAATAATGAAGATAAAGAACTAGTTTGTGGAGCTACTCCATGATATATCCTTGTGCTACAAATATTTGTTATTGCAGTACACTGATTCATGAGATAACCTACAAACTGATAATCCTTCATCTTTTATTTCCCCATATAATCAGCAAAAACATTCTTTCCATTAACTTCTACAATCTCACTGAACTTACCAAAAGTTTCATCAAAAGCTGGTCGTAAGAATGGCTGTGCAGCATCTTTGTAAGTTCCATATTCCATGTAAAAATTATACCGTACAGCAGTTCCTATATCAGCTTCAGTTTCAATTTCTGGTGGTGTTATTGGTTCAAAATGCTCAACATTGTATCCCCGTGGAGGATTCATTCTTCTATACTTTTCAGGTGATTCAAGTTCAGTTCCTTTATTCTTCATCTGTACATTGATTGAAGCTGCAAGATATCCATATCGTTTCGGGCAATATTCTTTTGCTCTGGAATTTACTTCCATAGCTAAATCCCACACACTGCCTTCAACAACCTTTCTGGCTAAAGATTTAATCTCATCACCATTCCAGTTTGTACGAATACTTGCAAAATTAAATTCTTTGTTATCCATCATATAGCTTGCCTCAATCCCACCACGGTAATTTCTCCATACCCCATAACATCATCAGGAATACCTATAATCGTATATGTTTTCCCTCCATGAGTTACTTGCACATCATTAGAAGTAAAAGTATAACTCGAAGGTTTCATTACTAAAACATGAGTGGTTTCCTGCACCATTTTATCAGAAAGATATTTTCTACCACCCGTTCCAGATTGATAAATAACTCCTACTACTGTCGTTGCGGTTGTAGTTTCTGCAAACCCGCCCATTCCATCGTATGTTTGTGATTTTCTTATTATCTGTATATCTTTCATTGTCAATAAATCATCAATCATGCTAATAGAACCTCGCTATAGTATATTTCTCTAAAGCACCAGTTATTTCTATAGGATATCCATAATCATCTAACCCAGTTTCTGTATATGTTTCACTAAAAGGCCCCAAAGAATGAGAACGAATCCCTACTCTTTTAGGTCTTATGTCATAATCGTATGCTATCATCTTGCAAGCTATTTTGCTTAATTCTTGAGGCCATTTTACTAAAGATATAAGTATTGGTCTATCTGATGGTTCATTATATAATGTGCAGTCTTCAAGCTCCAATACATTCTTAGTAACATTTTTTAATGTATAATATCCATCATTCAGATAACTTCCATAGACATAAATATCAAATCCTTTAATAAAACCCTCTATTATGAAATCGACATCATTGCAAGTAATAGTTTTCAATGCTGGGTCAAAAGTTACATAATCCTGTAAATCAATATCAGTTGTAAAATAATTATTAGTTCTCATTACTATAGCCATTTGTACATCTTCTATAAGATGCTTATCTATTATTGTTTGAGCAGAACAGCTTATAGAAGTGTACAAAGTTACCGCAGTAGCAGTAGTTATTGGCATTACTTTAACTCCATATCATTTCGGATTAAGGATAGTAAATGGCTGCATTATTGCATATACATAGCATGTAGCAGCAGTAGTAATATTCAAATTCAAATAGCCATCTTTATCCTTAAACCTAGCAGACTCAAGTTCTTTACCACCTATTACTTTTGTAGTAGCCGTAGCAATAGAAACACTAGGAGCATCCCCAATGCCTACTTCTGAATAAACAACACCAGCTTTCACTGTTACTACACAAGAAGCAGTAGTAGAATAGTTCTCAACAACCACAAACAAATCTTCAAAATTCAATGAACTCTGTGCTGTGGTAGGAGCAACTATAATAGAAGCCGTGGTTCCACTAGTATCAGTTTTAGTAATTTTAGCTCCAGCTAGAGCTACACTTACTGGATTTATTGTTTTCGTTCCCATAATTTACCTCCGATTATTCAGAACCTTCTTTAAGATACAGTGTGCAAAGTGCTTCTGGCCTAATAACTTTAGCACCATACAAATATAATCCCTTCACACCCTGATCAAAATAACTCTCACGTTTTACTGCTTCAATCTTACTAATCTGTCCAGCATAAGCAATAGCAGTATTATTGAAAGCCATAATAGCAGAAACACCAGTTGCAGCTTCAGCAACATTGTTAGATACAATGACTCTGAATCCAAGAGCATCACCAATATAACCACTAGTCATTGCACCATCATCAAATACTTTAGGTACAGCAGTAGCAGAAACACCACCAATTTCAGCAAGAAGCAGTTTCTGATGGAACCAAGGCGGAACAACAATAAATCTGTTAGCCTGTGGTACGTTATTTTCTGACATATATCTTGATGCAAAAGAAAGTACTTTAATAACACTTCCAGAAGTTACAGTAACAGCATTAGTTACAGAACCCATAT